CTGGACCGCGTTTGGTTGGCGATGTCACCGAAATTGGCCATCTCCTGCTTATGTCGGATTTCCACGGGGGGTTCGAAGTTATCCTCCTCGACAACGACGGGTTTCTTCATGAATACAGGTTCGGTAGTAACTTCAGGTGGTTTTGAATTCGTGCTCAAGTTACGACCCGCGTATACGAGGCCGGCCACTGCCATTAACGAGATGGGATCGGCCATTCTTACTTTGTGTTAACATTTTTATTGAGGTATCTCTGCTGAAAAAGACCGTTCTGGAGATCGGCGCGGGTGCTGGCCGGCTCGTACGACATCGATCGGATGGGCAGCTTACACTCCACGTTGTTCAGGGGGAAGTAGTTACGATCGTACGTCTCGACGAGGTGTTTGTTGAAGCGGGACGTGCTCTGAGGACGGAGTCGATCGCTCACGTCGATGTGCTGAGCGGGGGCGCCCTTACCAGCCTTGTACGGCGCGGTGCCGTAGAGCATGGTGTTGGGCCTGCACCCGCCGCAGTTGAGCCCACTGGGCTGAGGGTAGACAAAAACCTCGTCCGTCGCGTTCACGGGGGGCAGAGCACCACTGTTTTGGACGATGGAAAGACCGGGTTGGAGTTGATACGCCATTGTTACTATTACATGAGAAATTTATCTATCTTCGGTCACCTTCCATACCGAGCCCGGAAAACGCCTCAAGCTGGGTGCCCCTGGCGTTCGGGCTGCAGAACTTGGAATTGCTCTTGCACATCGGACCGTTCTTCGGGCCGTACAACCACTCCGCGAACTCCGTTTGTCCTCCTGGGATTTTCGACACGGGCATGGTCACGAACTGACGATCCATCGCGTTTCGCAGGTACTGGGGCATCGAGGTCCTGGAGCGACCGCTGTCGTACGGGATGCGATCGCTGCTGTACCTCTGCACGTAGGGCTTCACCGACGGGTAGTAACACGCCTCGAGTCGGTTGGGCGCGCTGCCGTAATCGGTCATGAGTACGTTCGCCATGGGGTTATCGACTGTGGGTTTCTGGCACATGGACTCTCCCATCGGCGAGGCGGCGTAGGTCTCCTTCACCATCTTGGACTTGTAAAGGACGTACATCACACCCAGTATCGTGAGACCTAGGACAAACACGCGGGGGTCGCGGCGGATGACGTACAGGAGCGCGGAGGTGTAGACGATAAATCTCGAAGCGGCGTTAATTCTCTCCTCTGGGGTCTGTTTGCTATTCGGCCAAAACTGCAAAAACTGCTTTTCGTCAACGAGCTGGCGTGGGTCGTCGAACCAAACCTTCATTTAGTATATAGCCAGGTTATTTTCCGAGGCCGCCGAGCATACTACCCATCATTTTCATGAGGGCTTCCTCGTTGAGCTCACCGCCTTCATCCTGTAACTTGGAAGCGACACCTTGTGCGAGCGCCTCGATCTGTGCCATCTGGTCTGGGGGAAGCGACGTGATCGTGGTGCCGAGCATGTACAAGGTCTGTAGGTATTGCCACGTGACATCTCGTGTGTTCGCAGACATCTTCATCCAGTAGGTCGCGAGGTCTAGATCCTTGAGGAAATCGATCTTGCCACATTCCTCGAGGAGGAACTTATCGTCCTTGGCGGAGATCTGACTGGCGTACGGGGAAACGCCGCTCATGAACCCGTCGACGACCATGCGGGGGTTCGTGCTCTTCAAAACGTCGAACGACGTGAGCATCTTCTTAATGCCCTTCTCTTCTGGAAACGTCTTGTGAAGTTCCACAAGAAACTGACTCATCATGTCGTTGAACGCGGTGACGGACGCCATTTCTTATCATACAATGCTACTCTTTAAGTTTTAAAAAGGTTCAGTGGAAATAGACTCCCGCTTACCGATTCCTCCTGACACTATAAAGAACACGAGGATGGCGTTCAGTGTCGCTGGCTTGGTGTACTTGTTCATCTCAAGCTTACCCTCGTTGTTGAGGTACGCCTTCATGTGTATGTATCCAGCCGTGATACCGGCTGCGATCAGGGCGGCGGAGACGGGGTCCCGTAAATAATTGGAGAGATCGCCTTCCATATTTAATTATACCGGGGATATTTTTTCGGCCTGTCTGGGGCGTCGCCGAATAAGACCCCGTCGTCCTGTCCGGGGGGCGGTGCTGCGGCTGGCGGCTGGGGTTGGTATTCTTCCGGTTGCGGTTCGTCGAGTTGGGGGGCTCTCACACCGGGAACTGTCTTGAACTCGTTTTCGAGTCCAGTCAGCTGGGGCTCTGGAAGGCACGGGTCCTCCTGTGCAGCATCACCCTCGGCGGCAGTCTCACCCTCGGCGTCGGCCTCGCCCTCCGGCTTCTCCTCTTCGACAGCCTCGCTCTCCTCCGGTAAGTCGCCGTCTCCCATGTCCATAACCTCAGGATCTTCACTGTCTTCCACCTCTCCGTCGAGCGAAATATCGCGCGTCTCCTGGGACATGTATGTCTGGAGAATCTGCTGCACCGGGATGAGCTCCTTGACCGTGGTCTCGATGACGACGCTGAAACGAGCTGTGAGGGTATCGTCGCGAACGTACTCGGACATCTCTTCGTTGAAGATGTACGGATCCTTATAGAGATCGCGCGCGGCGTTGTTGTAGCAGGTCTGAATGAAAACCTCTTCAGTGGGTAACTTGAGTGAGATCTTCTTGTTATCCGCCCTGAGGCGAACCGCAGAGAGGATCTTGGTGCACGCCACAAAAACTGCCGCGAGGAGGTCACCAAACCAAGAACAGCGGTCGGTGATGTTATCAGCGTGTCGCTTGCTCATGGCGTTGGACCAGTTAGGTACCTCCTTCAGGAGCTTCTGGAACATGATGAGAACCTGCTTGCCCTTGGAGTTCTTGATGGATTCGCTGTAGAGCTCCTGGAACGTCTCGATCATGGCGGGGCACATCACGAGGCAGAGCTGGCACATGTACTCACGCTTCGCATCGGTGAGAATACTGAGGTTGTCAGTCATTATATACTTGATTCATATAATTAAACCTCCAACCTTACGCGTTTCCCCTGTATTTATTCGCGATCTTCTTGAGATTCATCAACGTCGGGAACTCCACTTCCTCTTCCTCTTCTCTGCGTTCCCTTTTCTTTCTCGGGGTGTACCACGTCACGTACAACTCGACCGGGGTGATCATCTGGACACTGAACCCCCCGCGCAAAAACTGTCTCCCGATGTACTTCGCAGCCTGGTTGCGGTCGAACGTCGGGTATCCCACGACGAAGCTGGGCACGGACAGAAAGATCTGTTTACACCCCAACTCCCCAGCCTGCTTGATCTTGGAGACGAACTGATCGTATATTTTGGTGTAAATCTCTTTCCTGATCTGTTTCCTTCTGTCGTCGATCTTCGACACGTCAGCGATGCTGAGCATACCTATCATTACCGTAAATTATTTTTAACCGATTCCAACCCGCGTTCGATCTTCTTGAGACCTCTGATCAGCGCTGGGTCGTTCTCGAGGCCCCGCAAGAAATTGTTCGTGTCGCTCCTCGCGTTGTTCACACCCGTCTCGACCTCATCGCTCAGTTGCTGCAAATCAGACCTGGCCTTCGCCTCGGGGGGTATGGGCTCCGGTTCAGGAATGTACGGCCTGTCGAACTGCGCGTTCGGATCCCTAAATTTAGACACGGACGCGTCGAAATCGCCCTTGTTCGGGACGTGGTTCTCCTTGACGACCTTGTAGTCGAGGAACTCCTTACCCATGGATCGCTCAGTGGGTTGATCCGAGGGTTGGAACCCGATGGGCTGCGACCGAATCGCCAGGAGCCTGATCGGTTTTTGTTCCTCCACGATGAACCACACCACCACGGAAAAGCCGAACGAGAACCCGTTCTTCTTGACGGTCATGAACCTGCACTCGTAGACGGTCGCGGGCTCTTCTTTCTGTTTCCGGTACTTTTTCATCGAGGTCGTCTCGATGATGTAGTTCGATATGCCAGTGCGCTTGTGAATCTCCTTGTTCGTCAGTAACACGACGCTCTCCATCAGGTCGGCGGTCGCGTCGTTCTTGACCTCTTCGAAACCGGTGAGGTTCGGGAACGGGTCCATCAACTGGGTCTCGCGCGGGACCGTGTACCCTGAGAAACCGTAGCTCTCGTTTTCATTCGTCAGCATATAGACGACAACCAACAATAGAAACGCGACGAGGTAGTTCATATTACTAGTATGCGTTAATTTTTTTTCGAATATTACCTCGTGACATAATAGATGTCCCTCCTTATTTACTCCCCGAGGTGTAAATTTTCAATGGATATAATCGAATACGTCAAACAGCATCAGCAGCTCAAGCAGCTGGTGCAGTATCACAACATCAACACGCAGGGGATCCCCTCCAGTTACAAGAATAAAATTACTCGCGTTCCGACGATGCTCACACAGAACGGTAAGATTCTCGTCGGGAACGAGATAAAAAACTGGTTGGAATCCCTCCTCCCGGCGAAGGAGATCACACACTCTCTGATCGGAGGTATGGGATGTGGAATGGCTTCACTGGACGGCAGGGGTGACAACGCGCACATGTTCGCATTGGACGATTACGGCAAGGCGCTCCAGCCCCCCATGACGAAGGAGTTGGAGGAAAAGATCAGCAAGGACGTGAACAAGGGCCAACCGTACACTGATTTAAAGATGTGAGGCGAATCTATCACAGATGAAGCTCGTGACAATTCAGGCGGCTGCTTTCAAGTCAACCTTCGAGGTGTTGAAAGACATTTTGAACGATGTGAATGTCTTTTTCCGAAAGGATGGCATGTACATCGTGACACTAGACACGGCGCGCACGAGTCTCGTCGATATCTACCTCTCCGCCGATAACTTCGAGGAGTACGAGTGTGACCAAGATGAGGTCATCGCGGGAATCAATATTTCCAACACGTTCAAACTCCTCAAAACCATAACGAACAACGACGTCCTCCGGATCGAGATCAACTGTAAGGAGTACATGAACATCGAAATCTCCAGTGAGATCAAGAAGACCAACACGAAGTTCCAGCTCAAGCTCCTCGACATAAACGAAAGTCGCATCGAGGTCCCTGAGATAGACATGACGACGATCACGACACTTCCCTCCGTCGACTTTCAGCGCCTGTGCAGGGACATGTCTAACATCGGAAATTACATCGAGATCGTCCGATCCGGAAAGGGGATCAAGTTCAAGTGTGAGGGAGATTTCGCCAACCAGGAAACATTCATCGAGTGTGTGGAAGATTCGCCGACTATCTCCGGTCTGTATAGTTTGAAGTATCTCAACATATTCACCAAGGCGACGAGTATGTGCGCGAGTGTGCAGATCATTCAGGAAACTGGGAACAGGTTTCTCATATTAAAATATAACGTCGCGAATCTGGGCGAGCTCAAGTTCTACCTCGCGACTAAGGTATCTGAAGATCCGTAGTGAAGCCGTCGAGCGTCGACACGGCTTTTTTCATACCTAAACCGTTTAATACAATCTTCGGGAATTTATTCTTCAAGTGTTCGTTGTCGTAGTACAGAAAGTCCCCGAGGGAGACCTTCTCGCCGTGGAAATCACCTCTCGGCCCGGCGTACCTTTTCACCTTTTCAGTGATGTTCACCATCGGTTTATCTCCGTGATCGACGATCCATGCACTACTCAAAGGGATGTGAAAACACATGGGTGCGTCCTCTTTTTCACCGGGTACGAAGTTGAGGTCGTTCGTCACGACCGAATACAAGTGGCCGTTGAAAAAGTATTTGATCCGGAGGATGATCGACGAGACGTTTTCAGGGATGGCGGTGTACCTGAAATCCAAACCGGTGACGTCCGCGTGGAAGTTTTCCAGGATCCCGTCCCAATCCTTACATTCCCCCTTCCAGAAATCGTCTTCGATTCGGTACCGCATGTCGTAGTCAACCGAGTATTCGAGCTCCTCGTTGACCACGGTGTAGTCTCTCGGTGTGGTGAATTTTTTGAACGCGCATATGACGTTACTTAAAAGATTGAGCAGCATCTCTTTACAAGATATGGAGGGCAACTTTTTAAGTAGGTACAACAATCGTGTCAGGGAGTGGAAGGACCTCATGGAGACGGACCCCGAAAACAAACGGCGCCACGAACGTGAAATGAGCGAGTACATCATTCAGTGCATGCCGTACATGAACCAGTACATAGACGAGACAGGTGAGAATACAAACACCGACAACGTTTTCAGAGTCAAGGAGACCGTCGGTCTGAAACGCAAAGATATTTTCAGGGATTATCTCGTCGAGGTGGAAAAGCAAAACATATCTAGACCGACCCGGTGGTTGATGGACGAGTGTCCGAACTGCGGAGAGGACGGAAACCTGGTACACTTCCCGGAAACCAGTGACCTCACGTGTCAGAATTGCGGTGCGGTGGTCACGACGTTGATCAGTGAAGAGTTGACCTACCGCGAGGAACAGGAGACGTCCGAAAAGATCATCAACTACTCGTACAAGAGGGAGAATCACTTCAACG